ATGCGTGAGAGTCCCTCAAGAGTGTTTGGTATAAGCACCCCAGGCAGACCTTTATATAAGGGCGGATTTGAAGGTACCGATGAAGAAATAGCAGCGAAAATACCAAACGCAAATGATGAAGATTTAAAGATTATAGGTCGTAGAGGTGGTCATTCACTTGTTATGGATGACGGTGATTTTGATGGAAAAAATAATTTAGTAAGAGTTAGAACCTCAGCAGGTCATCAAATTACAATGAGTGATGACGGTCAAACTATCTTCGTAATTCATAGCAATGGACAAAGTTACGTTGAATTAGGAAAAGAAGGCACGGTTGATGTGTTTGCTACCAACAGCGTTAACATAAGAACACAAGGTGATTTAAATTTTCATGCTGATAGAAAAATTAATTTTCATGCAGGTAAAGAAGTTAATTTATTTACAGAAAAAATCACAGTAGAAAGTTCCAAAGACACTAGCATTAGAGTAGGCACAGAATTTAAACAACACACAGTAGGAGACCATACTCTTAAAGTTGACAAAAAAATGAGTTTTGATAGTGCAGGTGATGCGAGTATGGCTAGCGCAGCTACCTCATTTGTTAACGGAGCTAAAGTAAATTTAAATACAGGCTCTACATCACTTAAACCAGCTACATTAAAACCTTTCGTTCCATCTTGCTACGCTGAAACATTGTTTGACAAAACAAAAGGTTGGACACCATGTCCTGGTAAACTAAAAAGTATAACAACACGATGCCCTACACATACACCTTGGCCAGATCATAATAAAGGTGTTTGCTGTAAAGGTAGTTGCAATGCTAGCGCAAAACAATCATCTGGTTGTAGTGGTAAGGTATCATCATGCAATGGTTCGGTTGGATCAAGCTGTTCTAATCCAGTAAAACCGCCGGTAAAGGACACGGTGCCGGAATCAGAAGAAATACAAGTTAATCCAGTTATTTTCGATAAAACAACAACTGCAACACTAATAGCACAATCAGCAACAAACGCCGAAAGTGATGAACTTAATAAGAGAGCAGTGAACGGTATTACAACAGATTCTAGTGGGAATAAATTTGCTGTTATTGGTAAGTTTGGGCACACACCAACTCAACTAGAAAGAGCAGGTTATTTAAAGCCAGGAAGTGGACTATTAGCCGAAAAGTTAATTTCTTCGGGTAGTGCATTATCTGCTGCAATGCCTAATAGGTTATTCACAGGAAAAGATAACATAAATTCTGTAAATGAATATTTGTCTAATAAAAAGATTCAAATAAAAGCTGAACAAACTTTAATTACAAAAGGAATGACAGACCTATATAGAAAAGGTATTATATCAGGTAAAGAAAGCTCAGATCAATTGGGAGGATTAGCATTAACTAGTGCTAAGTTTGGCTCTGACAAAACAATTCAATTTGTCAACGACCCAAGCAACAATAATCGATTTGATCCTATTGTTAAAACTTATGCTTCAGGTAACTATGCAGCTATAATAGCAGATAAAAAATTAAGCGCAGCCGGCAAGTTATCAGATTCAACAGATGACGATTCTACAAATAATGATAATAGAGGTTCTAGTAATAGTTTGTTTGAAAAAATTAAAAAGTCATACGCCCCGTTGGGAACAGGACCTTTAAATCTTGCAACAAACAAAATTACTGACTTCAGTTTTAGTAACGAAAGAAGATTTTCATCCTTTAGTTTTCCAGTATTAGATCCTGAGAAAATGAAAACACTAATGCAGAACAAAAAGATTAGTCTTAAGTCAGCAGCATATTTTGAAGCCGATGCAGAAAAAAAGAAAAATTTAAATAATCTATTTGGTTCTTTAAACACATCTAACCTTAACGATGCCCGACTGCCTGCTGTAGGTGTAGATACTTTCGACCGTACTGAAATTAATGAAAAGGTAAAAACATTATTAGGATCCGGAGTACCAGTATCAGCAAGTTCATTTACGGGTACATCATCTCTTGATCCAAATAATCAAATCACAAGATTAGAAGAATTGCAACAAGAGCGTGACGCTTATCTGCCGCAAAAGAATCAATCATACCAAACTTACTTAGAAGCCCGAAAGAAATATGGTCCTGATAGTACTGATGCTAAAAATGCGGAAGAAAATTACAAAACTCTGTTAAACAAATTAGACAGTATCAACACAGAAATTTATAAGTTAAAAGGATAAAATTATGGCTTACTACGTAGGATTTTCAACGCAACATACAAATAAACCTAGAGATGTAAATATACCCACAGGGGTCACTGAGGATATGGGTTTGCGTAGGCCAGTAGCGCCTGCGTCTAACAAATTTAGGCTTACTGATAATGATCTAGTAAAAAGAGACTTATTGAATGCTTTTAATATCCCTCAAGGATCTAAGCCAGGTAGACCTGAATACGGCACAGCAATTTATAATATGATTTACGAACCAAACACTGCTGATGTACAAGCACAGGTGGAATATGAAGTTCGCAGAATTATTGAACAGGATCCTAGAGTTGCAGTAAACAGAGTTGAAGTTAGTTCAAGTTCAGGAGAAAATATAATTATCGTAGAAGCAGAGATAGCAATTAGACCTCAAAATATGGTAGAAATACTAACAATTCAATTTGACGAGAGAAGCACAACCGCAATAATGCTGTAAAAATGCGGGTTTTCAGCATAGATAAATATATTGATAAACAGAAGAAATACATATGGCCACAAGTTCTAGACAAACCGCTATCTTTGGTGCTAACGATTGGAAAGCAGTATACCAAACCTTTAGTCAGGCAGACTTTCAAAGTTATGATTACGAAACATTAAGAAAGAGTTTCGTAGACTACCTTAGAACACAGTATCCTGAAACCTTCAACGATTATACAGAAAGCTCAGAATACATCGCTTTGCTTGACGTTATTGCCTTTATGGGGCAAGCATTAGCGTTTAGAAACGACCTAAATACTAGAGAAAACTTTATCGATACTGCTGAACGCAGAGATAGTATTATTAAATTAGCTAATCTAGTTGGATATAATCCTAAAAGAAATACGCCGGCTCAAGGGTATTTAAAAGTTACCAGCGTACAGACCACAGAAAATATATCTGATATTAATGGATTTAACTTAGCTGGTATTCCTGTTATTTGGAATGATCCGGCTAATACCAATTGGCAAGAACAGTTCAATACAGTAGTCAATGCTTCATTGCGTGGAACTCAAAAAATTGGTCGTCCCGGCAACAGACAGACTATTTTAGGTATAGATACGCAAGAATATACGGTACAAATTCCAACTACAGCCGTTCCAGTAATACCATTTACTGCCAGAGTTCAAAGTACCAACATGAACTTTGAAGCGGTTAATGTCACAAGTTTGGGACAAGAATATATCTATGAACAAACTCCTAACCCAGCAGGCAAATTTAACATAATATATCGCAATGATAATTTGGGCTATGGAAGCGCAAACACAGGCTTCTTTATATACTTTAAGCAGGGCACCCTTCAAACATTTGATTTTACAACGGATCAACAGATAGCTAACCAAGCGGTCGATATCGACATACAGGGTATAAATGAAACTGATACTTGGTTGTTTAAAGTGGATCCAACTACATTAGAATTAAGTGAGTGGAAGCAAGTAGAAAGTGTGTATGCAAGTGCGTACAGCAATTATAATTCCGAAGATAGAAAATTTTTTAGCGTAAAATCTAGATTCAACGACCAAGTAACATATACTTTTGGTGACGGTGTATTTGGTGAAATTCCATTAGGAAACTTCAAAGCATTTATTCGTTCAAGTAATGCTTTAACATATACGATTGATCCTAGTGAAATGCAAAATGTTCAAATTTCATTTACCTATGTTAGTAAGTTAGGTAGAAACGAAACTATGACTATGGTGTTAACATTAACATCAACCATTTCAAATGCTCAATCAAGAGAAACATTAGAAGATATTAAACTAAAAGCACCAACACGCTATTATACACAAAATCGTATGGTTAATGGGGAAGATTATAATGTTTTCCCATTTACATTGTATAACTCTATTATTAAAAGTAAAGCATTAAACAGAAGCAGTATTGGTACAAGCAGAAACTTAGACTTACTTGATCCTACAGGAAAGTATAGTAGCACAAGTAGTTTTAGTCACGATGGCGCTCTATATAAAGTCGAAAAAGATGACTTTAGTGAATTCACTGTTGAAAGAGGTGCAGGCACATTAGTAGCCTTTTTAACAAACAAAATTCTAAAAGTATTATCAAGTAATAGGGCGATACAATATTATATTACAAATTATCCTAAATACAAAGTTATTTTTAATAGAATAATAGGTGGATCACCTGTTGTATTAAAGCCAATTTGGAAGTTAACGTCTTATAAGGGTTCAAAGATAACTGGACATTTTACAGTAGATAATGAACCAGTTCCAGTTGGTGTATTCACAAGTGATAACTTAAAATACTTCACAACTGGTGCATACGTTAAGTTTGTTCCACCTGCAGGATATTTCTTTGATGAAGGTAGATTAGTAGCAGGATTAGCGACACCTAGCAGCAAAACACATATTTGGACTACAGTATTAAATGTCGTAGACGATGGATATAATGGTGGTAAAGGTGATTTGTATAATGGTTTAGGTCCTGTAACTTTAAACGAACATATACCCAATGGGGCATTATTAGAAGAAATTATACCAGCGTTTGATAATATGGTACCAAACGATGTTATACAAAGCGCAATTGCTAGAGTAAACATCGGACAAAGTTTCAGTTTGGTTTTTGACAATAGCCTTACGTCTAATGTAAGTCGTTGGTTCATTAGAAATTTTGACAATGCGAACGCTTTTGTTAAATTTAAAAGTTTGGGTGAGGGTAAGTATGAAGTCACAAACAAAGCATTGTCATATTATTTTGGTAGTGTAAAGGACACAAGATTTACTTACGACAGAACCAAAGTAATCTATGACCCATTAACAGGTAAACTGTTATATGATATGATTAAAGTATTAAAGGCTAATTCACTACCTAACAACAACTATTCAATGGCAGAAGATATTGCATTGGCAGTTGTTGGTCAGACTATTGAGACAGACGGATATCCTAACGATTATAGTGTTGAAGTATGTAGTTTTGACCCAACGAGCAGTAGATTATTAGCAGATCCTGACTTCTTTACTAATATTACAGGTTATCAAGTTGGAGTTAACAACACAGATAAGTTCGTGTTTACTAGACAAATTATAGATGTTAACTTATTGAGTAAGTTTGAATTAGTTGCAAGTAAG